CGCGAACCGCACCTCAACACCGAACAACTCACGAGAGCGCTCTGTCAAGGTCTGCTTGATGACTTCATCAGCGCTGAGAATCCAAGGCAGCAAAGCTGCCTGAAGCGGCAACCAGCGGGGGCAGATGGTGCGAGGGACACCGGCGACTCTACGCCACGTAAACTGATCATGCACAGTGATCACGTCCGGCCGTTCCACATTCAGTTCATGCTTAAGAAAGCATGCGCATTCACGAGCGCGGAAATCCTTGAACAACTCTGGTTTACGGATGGGCTGAGTGCCTGATGTATCGAATTCTGCTTTTGCTTGGATGTAAGCTGCGCGTTTCGCTGGCGGGAATTTCGACACGAACTCGTCAAAATCCTTGGGCTCCAACACTCCGTGGTCACTAACTGCAGCTTTGGCCAACCGCACCAAGGCGGAATGGACGTCCCCCATTGCCATGTAGTCAGTGATGTGCGGCGTCTCCTGCCCAACTCGACCTCGAGCTGAGTGGCAGCGATTGCCCAAACCGGAGTAGTATGATGCCATATCGAGAATGCTCGGATACAAACGCACTACCGAAGCTGGGCTGACGGGGCACAGAGCCAGGCGCTTCCGCACCAATGTCAGCTTCATCAGAGGGTCGAGAGGCGGAGTGAGTCCACGTAGGAAGGCCTCGTGGTCGTTGGAATGGCGCCCCATCCCATCGCTTTTCCACCAGACTAAGCCTTTCTGAACCACACAATACCCCGCGGCCATGGCATGCGCGTACCAGGGCGCGGCCAACATTGGGATGCCGGCGAAAGGGGACAACAAGGACACCAAGTTGATGCTGGAATGAGCAAAGTAGGCGGTGACCGGATTCAGACACTGGAGCAAGGAATGTGCCGAAGCTCTGTACGCAAAGCTTCCAAGCAGATTACCTCCATTCCCCAGATCGTTCCAGGTCTCCACGGCCACTATGGCCATCACGCCAGGCCATCCAAAATACCTCTTGAAACACTCTTCAAGGAAAGGAATGGCGTTGCATCGCATCAAAGCCGACGACAGGCCGGCAATCCACTGCTGACAGTACGGAACCCCAGTGTGATCCCCGTCAAAGACCCACAAAGCGACCGAGGCAGCGAACTTGTCGTAGCGGGAGCGGCCAAAGTCAAAGGCCAACAGAGCAGGAGGTGCGTCGTGCCGCATGACGCGGCGGATGATGGAACGGCAGCTGTCACCGAAAGAACGCGTGGCGCGTCCAGCCCATGAAGACCCGGCGGTCTCGACAGCTCTATCACACGCCTGTGCGAGACGGAAGTCTCCAGCACTGACGAGTGACCGCACCAAAGTGTCATCCCCGAGCAGACGCAGCTGCTGATTGGAGTAGTCAGCTGCGGCCTGAGCGGCGACAGCCGCCGCCGTGATGCGATCTTGTGCGGCCAACTTGTACTCCGCAAACACGTCCAACGAGCGCCTGCTGAAAACCTCAGTCAGCCACAAACCCCTGTGCCAGGCCATGTACACGGCGACACCACCGACCGCCAAACAAGCAGCTCGAGCGCTCCACACGACTGGCCAAGGAGGGGCTTCTTGACGCAAGAAAACGGCGTAGTCAGGCTGCGCCTCATTGCGACCCAGAACGTATTGCCAGAAGCTCATGCGTCCCTGCCCGTTGCGCGCGTCGGTTATAGCACGCATACGGTAAGATGCCGTCGACGAGGCCGTCAGTGCCGCCGATCCCAGCATGTCCTTGGCCAGCGCAGCGTTGAGGACTCCAATGAGCTCGCCATTCACACCGCCGCTGCGCATGATCGAGACTGAAGCCGTTGCAGCGTTCTGCGAAGTGCCGATTCCTGCCCACGTCTGCTCAACCTCACGCAGCACTGGAGTTGGAATGAACTCGTCCATGGGTCGAGGTCCAGTCACATGAATCGAGCTCACGTTGCAACCGCGGAAAATGCGAACCACTATGCCACCCATCAGGATGACACGACTGCGGATGGGGCGTGGGATGGTCACGACCGATGGCACGTTGCGAAACACATGCACGCTGCAAGACTCAAGCCGAGTGCCAGTGTCAGTGAGAGGCGTCAAGCGCCCTTCCAAGGTGCAAGTGGAATACAGCATCTCAAGGTCACGGTGATAGCTGACGACCCCAGCCTTTGAGCAAGCCTCGACAGCCCACTCATACCCATCCCAGTACCTGCGATATGCCTTCCCGAACTTGTCGGATCTTGCGTCCGGCCAGGTGATGGCCACCGACCAATCCCCTGGGTGAGCCCCAGGATGCCCGCAATACACGTTCGCGTGAGAGGCTGCAGGCACGCCATTGACCAGAGGTGAAGCAACCGCGCAGAACAGAGCTGCGTCGAGCGCGTGTCCGTAAGTGGAGCACGTGTCAGCGTGATGAGAGAGGACGAAGAGCACGCCGGCTCGATAAGCCTCATCAACATCGGCGACAAGCCCATAGTTGTTGGCAGCGAGTGTTGGGGTTGGGCCTGGCTGCAGCTCAATGTTCCCGATCATCAGCAATTGCTGGATGAGACCCCTGGTCATGGGTCCCATGTAGGCCGTCCGGCCCGTTTGCACGTCCGCCACGTACGAAGGCAACAGGAACAAGTCAGGCTCCTCAACTCCCTTGGAGTAGACCTGATCTCTCGTGCGCCGATGCGCGTAAGAAGCGAGATAATCATTAGTCTGAGGCACCTGAGCAGGATCCGGCCTGCGAGCTCTCACCCAAGCTTCAGCAATTTCTGGATTAGCGTCATCCAGCCACTGCCTCATGCGCTGCGCGTCCCTGGTCTTCTGCGCACCCGACTTCTCCCCCTTCTTCTTGCCAGCCGGCTTCTTCGACCCCTTGGCGTCGGGCTGCCAGCAGTCCACACGAGGCCCGTGGTCTAAAGAGCGGTCACGCGGCCCCGCGCAGTCGATGAGAGCATGAAGCATGTTCCAATCGCGAGCCGCCTTGGTAGAAGGCTCAGACTGGATGCCCTTGTGCGCGTTAGAAAACCACTTCACATATGGGCGTACAACTTCAGCGCACTGCGCGTCTGGCAGATGCGTGGCATACTCGGCTGCGACCGACTCGTCGTCCGCTTCCTCCGATTCCTCTCCAGCCACAGCCCTATCCGCAGGCTCAGCTCCCATAAACCCGCCGTCGTCAGACTCGCTATCAGACTTGTCGTCTTCATCGAAAGCAGCCAAATCTGTCGAGGCCTGCCCCTTGACCAAGCGAAGCACGGTGAAGTAATTCCCATCTGGAATTTCATGCACCCACGCGTACCCTGGCCCATCGCGCAGGAGGTCGGTATTGCCGTTCATGGCCTTGATCAACTCGTTGCGATCATGCGCGCTGAGGAACCAGAAAGTATGAACGAATTCATAGACACTCTCACAATCGACCCAAAGTACGATGAAAGCAGTGCTGCGTTTGTCCCTCCAAACGCTGAATGGGGCTCGACTCTTCTGTTGAGTCTTGAAACCGCGCCTGACGTGCTGCTGAACCCAGCCGCGCTCGTCGTAGAGAGCATTCCTGCTCTGAGGGCTCAGCTTCATGAAGCACTTAGGATCTCCTGTGAACTTGACACAGTGATACCCATTGGTGCGCGGGCTGGGAGTGCACAGAGCCTTGAACAAACCCCCACGAATCAACTCCATCTGAGGTGCTTGCGTGAGGCATCGCTCAATCATCGAGTGAGACAGGCCAGTTCCTCTCATCCCGCTGAACCAGGACGTTTCCATCGGGTCGCTGGTGTGACGCTCCGCGTCACTCACGCGCGGGAGCGCGTGCGGCGCGGCGCAGAGCGTCGCGATGGCCATGCGTTCATCCCGCACAGCCGGGCTCGAGTGCTCGTCAGCACCTCGCCCATCTTCCAACATAGCCCCTTCAGGGGTGTCTAGCTTCTCCAAAACATGGGTGGCCGCTCTCGCTGATGTTAATCCGGCGGCCGTTGACTGCTCATATAATTGATTGGTCATTTTATGTCTTGGAGGGTACGATCCCGTAAGGTGGGAACGTGGTAAAGCCTCGGAGGGTTGAAACCCCGCCCCCGATCGGCATTATACCGCTGAATCATCGTACAGCGTCCTTACGCATTCATGTTAATAGCCCAGCCGGAAAGCATTCCGCTGTGTATCCTTTGTAGCACCTCGCGAAGTCGTCGTCTTATTGCACTCATCAAAGCTGCCATTCCCCCGCCAGATCCAAATCACATGCCAACCAGTGTGGCATTTATGGTTCTGTCAGGGTACCAGTGCGGTCTTACGCTAATGATTAATGCATTCATGCAACACCCCTTGAGGATCTCTGGGCCCACGTTTGCGTAGAAGCGGCTTCCAAACCGCGGGTGTAGAATGGGGATATTGGTTTCAGTAAGGCAGTATGCCAGTGACTATCAGAATCAAGTAACGCGTGGGGTCCAAAACCCCAACATCGCTTTCTCCCGCCAGATCCGAATTGCATGCCAACCAGTGTGGCATTTATGGTTCTGTC